GTTCCTCCACCACCAGTAATAGTGATAATTGGATCTTCTAGATAATCAAAACCCGGATCAACAATATCAACTCGATTTAATGCACCAGTTACTGTGCAAATTGCAACAGCTCCAGTTCCCAAATCATCGGAAATTGTTAAAACTGGTGGACTCATTAGATCGTATCCAGATCCTGGAGAAGTCGGTACTATTCTTAAAATCGAACCATAATAAATTAAATCGCTTGACTTATAATTTGATAATTCTACACCATTAACAAAAATTCCCGTATGTCCTTCCGTTTCATATTCCAATCCATCATTAATTGGGGTTGATAATTTTCGAATAAGTTTTTGTGGTTTTACTCTTTCAAGATTTAAAGATCTATCAGAAAATTCAAAGAAGAAAAATTTATTATTAGTAACTGTTCCTGTTATTGAAATATAATTTTGAGTGTAAATATTTTGACGACTTCTTGCAAGAGATATCGTTGTAGAATTAATTCTCTTTACAAAATAAATCCCTTTAATCAAATCTAATTTATTTGAACTATCAGTAGGATTATAAACAATCGCATCACCAGTTAATAGTCCATGAGTTCCAATTACTAATTGAGTTCCAGAAAAAGTTCCAGAAAAAGTAATTGTACGATCAGTAATTGTTAATGGTCTATTAAAATATGTTGGTAAAGAATTTGCAGCTAAATATAACGAATCATGTAAATCTGTGTAAATGTTTTGAATATTAGAAGAAAATCTTTCGATTTCAGCATAATTTGTTGTAGATACCTTTGAAATATTTTTTCTGACAGTATAAAAAGAATTTGCGCTTAATTGGCCCTGCCCAGAAATATTAAATGAAGTTTTATTATCAAATCCAGAAACATTGGAAGTAAAAATTGAAGTAATATTTTCTGGAATTATACTTCCATAAAACTCTCTACTATCTGAAGAAATAAGTGTAATTGAATCACCAATTACAAAATCGTGCTCGTCAAAAAGATTTACCTTATACGTAAAATTTGAAATATCAAGTAATTCTAAACTTTTAACATCATACCGTGCGGATACATTAAAAAACCAATTATTTGCTTTAGGTGAATCTAGTTTTGATCCTAATGTTTTAATTTGAATTGCATCATTTTTTTCTTGATAATAATTATCATCTAAAATTTGCAAATCTGACAATACGCCAGTGATTCTAACTTTCACCACATTATCTGTTGAAATACCAACCATTCCATAAGCATATGCGTCAAGAGCAATTTCTTGAGATGCTGAGAGTTCTGAAGTTACTCCAGAGCACCCTAAAAATTGATTGAGTGTTTTTTCACTATAAGTAATCGAAATTGTGGTATCATCTGCAACCAATGCTATTAATGTTCCAGATTCTGGGAATCCTACGGTAGAATCCACATCAAGTGTTGTAACACCAATTCCTGCAGTTGTTACTATTTGTGTTTTTGGATGAATTGCAAATTCTCCAAAATTATAATCAGAAACGTTAACATCTTTTTCTTGATCATAATCAAGACTAATAATATAATATTCTCTTTCACCTCTAAGTATTCTTTCTACTTTTGAAATTGTTCTTTTAGCTCCAGCAATAAAATCTGTTTTGTCTTGAATCAAAGTTGATCCAGAGAGACTCATAGGATCACCAGAAATTGCCTCGACAACATGATCTTTGGTGATATAGTATTGGGCATCCGATGGTTGAATTAAATAATCTCTTGGTTTAATTACAGATACAGATTCCCCATAAAGAGCTGAGAAAAGAATTTTAAAAGACTTATCAGATCCCTTGGAAGAATAAAAATCTTTTATACGAGTAATAAAAAAGGATTCGTTTAATTCTGAATATAATTCTCTGACTTCAAATCCAGGAGCAACTTGATTTTTAACTTTTGTAAAAAATTCTTTTAGGAAAAGAACACTTAAATTTGTAACAGTTTCTCCAGAAGAATGCTCTGCTACTTCAGAATCTGAAAAAACAAGTTGATCATAATTTGCAGGATCTTGATATGATGTAGTTCCTACAAATCCTCGAATACAATTAACAAATGTTGTTGATGTTTTTGATTCATATGTGATGATCTCATTATTAATTAAAAGTAATCCATATGAATCAGGAAATCCACTTGTAGAATCAACGGATATTGTCGTATCAAAAAACTCAATGTCTGCAGATAAAGTAGTGGATTCAATTAAATTTGTAAGATTTTCTAATTTTACATATCGATCTATATTTTGTAAAATATCAGATGGGCCACTCTGATATTCCAAAGATCTGTAATATTGAGATAAAAACTCAACAAACATGGGAAATTCATCTCTTATATAAGAGGGAACTTGATTTTCAACAATTAAACTCGTCTTTACCCTTGTCTGTGTCATATTATGATCTGATTAAACTGCCGTTTGTATAACTAGATGTTACAGTATATGTTGATCCTGAAATATTTGCACCAGATGAAATATCATCTATTTGCATATTTAAGATACTGTTATTAATATCTAGTTGCAAATAAAGATCCTCTTTTCCGATGACATCATTTGATTTAGGAATTGCTGAAATTTCAACAATCTTCAATCCATTTTTCATTTTTACAGTGTTTGTAATTTTGATTGGAGATAAATTAATTTCACCTTTTTCATAATCAATAGATCCAACATTGTTTCTAACAATAACTGGTTCGGTAAGAGAATTCAATTTAAATAAGAATATACTTCCAGTCTTTTCATTTGATCCTGGTAAATCTCCAAAATAAACTTGATCTACAATTCCATCAACATTAAATCCAGAGGATTTGATATTATATCCAGTTCTTGAATTTTTAATGTGAAATTGATTTCCAAAACACAATTCATAATCCGCAAGAACATTTACTTTTGCACTTAAATCACGACGCATTGTGATTTTTGTAATGTTTGATGTAATTGATGGATGGCTGTCGTCGATTATTTTTTGGAATTTGCTATATTTGAATCTTGATCCATATCGATTCAGCTCTGTTGAATCGGAATATTTTGAAAGATTCGCTTCAACAATTGACTTTACATTTCCAGCACCAGGAGATAAATTTGCATTATAGTAAACTGTTGATTCATATTCTACAAATATATACTTGAGATCAATAATCTCAGTAACAATTCCTGCGACGGTATATTTTCTTAATTGAGTTTTAATTTGATCCTTAATAATACTGGATAAAAAATCTCCATTATAAGGTTTGATTGAAATAAATACTTTTCCATATCTGGGTGGATTCAATGTTTCTCCACCATATACGGAGATGGATTCTGTCTCTGGGAATATTGTAGGAACAATCGCTTCATAATCAGCAGCGGTTACAGCTCTGTTTTGTGAAGCATAGATTCTTGGAGCAAATTTTTTAATTGAATCTACAGACTCTAAATCTTGACCATTATTTGATGCAATGTCAGTTGTGATTTCTGAAATTGACTCTACAACTGAAGCGTCATTATTATCTAAAAGTCTTCCAGCATATACGAAGTTAGATATGCCATTTCCATTTTCACCATTACTTACAACATAAGAAACTTCAATAAAGTTAAGGTTCTCAAGTTTTACCCCAAAAATTCCATCACCAAAAATAACTTCGTATCTTTGATCTTCAATTTCTTGAATAAAGAAGACTTTTGATGTTGATCCAATATCAATCAGGTTTTCTGAAAGGCTAAATTGACGAGTCACAGTACTATTTTGAGTATTTCTAACTGTAACTCGTATTGAACTTACGTCAATACCAGCATTTGATAATATGAATTTTTGATTTGGATTATTTGTATCTACAGTAAATGTTTGAGTAAGATATGTTCCTTCATAAACCTGAATTGCGTCAAATGTTACAATATTATTCACAACAGGTTTTGTAACAGAATCAATAATATTAAAACTATAACTCAGTCCCTGAAAAGTTGTAGAACTTGTACAAACAAGTCCTCTCTGAAGAGTTAATGTTAATGGTGTAATTGGTAAAGAAGAAGTGTCAACAAAAAATGAAACGGTTGCGATTGATGACTTCCTCGATCTTGGAATATATCCAATTGCTTTTGCGAGAGAAACAACATTTTCTCTTAAAGTTGCTGAATCAATGAAAACTTCGTTGCTAACCATGTTAGCATTGTACGAAGTAATGTATGTATTATATGCAAGAGTATCAATAATCGTTGATAAATTAGAACCTTCGAAATCATAGTCAGTAAAATTTGAGTTTGCTCTCAGATATTCTTTGAGAGAACTCTTAATTTGATCGAAATCGAGATTGCTAAAATTTATGAGTGTCATTTATCGTGTTTGTTGTAATGCAAATGCCAGTTGCTGTGGTAAAACATCAATTCCAATGATTTCATATTGAATTGTGACGTATAAATCGTTGCCATCATAGTTTGGTTCTACATTCACATCAATTAATCTGACTCTTGGTTCAAAATTGTTGATTGTATTTTCAATTTCTTCCTTTACAATCGTTGTAGAAATGTTATCCATGTTCTCAAAAACTGATTTTGAGACACCAGAACCCAAATCTTCATTAAAAGGCTTTTCTCCTGGAAGGGTAAGTACCAAATTTCGAATTGAACGGGCAATCGCACTCTCATTTTTGAGTGCAATCAGGTCATAATTCAATGCACTTACCTGAAAGGAAGCACTAATGTCCTTAAAACCTTTACTTACCCTTTCGACAGGCATGAAGATGTAATAAATCTATCTTATTTATTCGCAATTTCAGCGGTTATTCGTGCCATCTTTCAACAAAATCGTCAAATCCACCAGATCCACCACATGGTCTTGAGTAGCGATCATCTGGAATTTCATATTCTTTAGTTTTTTTCACTTTTTGAAGGTATTTTTCTGAAGAAAGTTCGGTAATGAGTGTCATTCCCGACTTCATAAAGTCATTTCCTTTGTCAATTGGCGAGTTGGCCATCGTTTTTAGCTCCTGATTCGTTAAAATCAGAACTTTTTACGGGGTTGCTATCCCGAATTTCTGTAACATCGTACATAAAATCGTCCGAGGTCTCAATTTTTCTACGATTTTCGACAGAATACTCTGTTAAGTCAATTTCATAACCTGGATTTTGAGTAATTCTGTTCTTAGTCCATGCATCATCATACCATAAGATCTTATTATTTGGATATGCATAGAAATTTCCATTGTCCATCTTAAAGACATGAGCACATTTATGCTCTGGAGTCTCACTAAAATTTGTATTCAATGTTGATTTTGATTCCCACGACCAATCAAGAGTAAACAAGTAAGTTCCTTCATTCTTTTCTCCACGATAATTGATTAGTTCAGCACGTAAGTTAGCCAGTCTTGCACGAACTTGAACGTCAATATAAGGAGAAAAGCAATCCCACCACATACACTCTTCTAACTTTGGCACAGGTGCATCTGGTTTCCAACAAAATGCATGAATCGGTCTTCGTGTCCAGTTTACCCCATTCTCTAAAAACGCTTCAAAGAGGGGTACATGCTTCTCTAAGGACGCTACGGAGTGTACATCGCATAAAGTTACCTCACCATGGCCTTTTTTATGATTATACAAAAATTCATTGCGAATATAACAAGTGATCGTTGGTAAGTTGTGATTTAAATATGCCATAAAATATAATAAAAAAGCAGGGTAAGATCCCTGCTCTATCTATATTACTTACCTTGCCCTCTGTATTTCTTTTGCTTACCATTGCGAGAAGTGGCAGAGGTCAGCGTCATCTTACTCATACCCTGCCGAGTTTTCTTCGGAGGTCCAGGAACATGAGAAGTCTTAGTTGGTGATCCCTTTGGTTTAGCCATAAGTATTCTCCCTTAATTCTAAATCATTTACATCAAACTCTTCGTCTTCATAATACTTCTGGGAGAGTTCCTCCAGAATCTCAGCACATTCTTCATGTGTGAGATTACGGTATAAGACTCTCCCTCGGTATACAATATTCAACATCAGATTACACGAGTCTTTTCGTGACCAACACGAATCCGAGGATCGCACCAGATCTCAAAACCCTTTTCCTTAGCATCGAGACAGAATGATACGTCTTCTCCACACATATCCTGGACATTCCCAGATTCAAAGACCTGCATCTTCGGAGCGAACCAGGGATACTCAAGATTCTCGAAGACGCCGTTCTTGATCATCACCCAACCGAAACCAGTGTAGTCTACGGTGAAAGGCTTACGACGCTTTTCCATGGTGGTCAGAGTCTCATGATTCATCACACCACCGTTCTTACGGAAGTCATCTTCTTCCAACCAGTGAGCAACTGAGGTCGTGTGACCATCTTCTGTGCAATACCAACCTGCGGTGATTTCTCTATTCACGAGATTACCTTCGCTGTCTTCACTCAGAGCCAGATCACAGAGTTGCCAGAACTTTTCTGTGTTAAACACAATGTCATTATCAATCCACAGTTGATAATCATAGTTCAGTTTACCATCCCAGGGAATCTGCTTAGGACCACGCAGTACATTAGCACCCAAGCACTTGCAACGTGCAAAGTTAACCATTGATGAATAATCCTGAGAAATCTGAATACTCATTTGATTCTGTACCATATCAAAGCACAGTTGTACAAATGACTTCAGAAACTGATATGAACATCCACGACCTGGAAGACAAAATACAATTGACTTCCCACGCATTCTTTCTTTAATTTTATCATAATCCCACTCAGGTTCAGATACCTTTGGAGCAGGAGCCTTAACAGTAAATCCTTTTGCCATAAGAGAAAATAACTTTCAGATCAATTTTACCATGTATATATGTCTGTGTCAACGCATATTAAATGAAAGAATTAATCTTTCTTTTGATGAACTATGAGGCATTGTATAGTGATTGATTATTGATGGAAAAAATATAATCGTTCCCTCAGAAACATTAGAAACGTATTTTAATATATTTCCATTTATAAAATTATTAAAAGGAGAAACAAATATTGTACCTTGATGTACTGATGAATCAAAATCAATAAAACATACAGAACTGTACCCTGTAGGTCCATGAGAATGAACTACATGAAATTCATTTTTTAATGAAAGTTCAAACCAACAACCATGAACTTTATAATTTTTTAATTCAGATTCATTTTTAAATGA